CTTGTTTTTATATCCTAATTCAGTTGCCATATATGTCGCAGTAAGTGCGATAGCAGTTTCTATTCCAGTTGTAACTGATTCATAGAACTCGATCGACAAGTCGTTTTTCAAATTATCAATATCTCGCAACATCTGTCTCTCTTTGTTACTTCCTACAGTGGTGCGAGACTGCTTCTCGGTCTCTCCGTTATCTTTGACAACGTCTTGCTCAACTTCATTAGAGTATTTAAGCAACAGTCCAAGCAACGCGCTCTCTGCGCCTATGACTTCTTTATCAACTTCTTCTTGAACTCGTTTGACTTCTTCTTCAATCAGTAGAGCAATGTCTACCATCTGTCTGCACGCTTTCTGATCTTGTAGAAGCTACCAGAGTTTAACAAGTCTCTCTTAAAGTCTTGCCTAGCACTTCTCCAAGCGTTGTATAAGTCTGAATAAAAACGTCTATGCTTATCGTACACACCAGATTTGTCAACCGACTCTTCTCCGTCTGTGTACTTAAAACCATCTAACGTTTCAATAGACTTATCACGTGCTTTCAAATATTGAATATACAAGTCAACTAAGTGTTCGAGTTCTGGGTCAAGCGTATCTAAATCGTCAGAGAGATCGTTAGCCTTTAACGCTCTCTTGACTGTCTTTTCGTCAGCATCGTATAGCGTCATAAGTTCTTCAACTAAATTATTAATTGCTAACGACCTCCCTTTTATTATTTATCTTCTTTTTTAGCAACGTCTTTCTTAGCTTTATTGTCACTTTTAATCGGATTAATATAGCCTTTCTTAATAAGTGCTGGCGCAGCTTTAGCTGATACCTCAACTACTCCACCGCGTGAAACACCGTTCACTACACCTTTATATACTTCATACTTCGGCATTTATTAAACCTCCTCGATTACGTCAGCGTGGAACACTAAGTTAGGATTCTCTAAGATAGCGAAACCTGATTGTGATACTTCGATGATAGAACGCTTTGGAGTACGCTCATCATATGCGTCTAATACAACTACTGGAGCAAAGTTATCATCGTCTGGGTTAGGACCAGTTAAGAACTTACCAGCGTTAGAAGATACAAGTACAACTCTGTTTTCAGGGAATACAGAGATAATCTCATCTTCTCCTGTGTAGATGTCTCTTACCGCTACTTCTGTTTCTTCTACAACTACTAACTTAGGTAGTCCGTATCTAGTTAATACTTCTTCTAGTTCGATTGTCGAGATACGCTTAGATCCGTCTGGACGTCCAGCTTCTGCAATAAGAAGAGTGTTCTCTGTAAGTGCGTTTAACACTTTACGAGTGATAAGCATAGCTTCTGGCTTCTTACCGTTGTTACGTTGGTAAGTCGCTACCCAACCGAGTAGATCTCCAATAACGTCTTTATCTGCGTTAGACCATGCTTCTGCACCAACTAATGCGTGCTTGTGTTCTGCTGGAATACCGTAGTCAAGTTTTACTTTAACGTTGTTATTGTCGTACTCGTTGTAACCGATAGCTAACGCTTTAAGTTTCTCAACTCGTACACGTAATTTAAGGTAGTCTAAAAGGTCAATTCCTTTGTTTACTAACTTATCAATCATCGCAGCTTTAGAAGCGTCATTACGTGCTTGAGCAATTTCGTATAACTCTTCGATTGTGATAACGTCTTTAAGACCAAAATGCGCTAATTCTCCGAAAACTTGTGCAGTAGCATGTCGGTCAACAACTGGTTTCTCTGCTCCTAATCCAATCATTGCCGCAATATGATTACTTCTGTTAATTACGTCGTATGCGAATTTCGTATCGTAAGTAACCTCGTCTCCAATAAACTGTTCTACGAAGTCTAAATACTCGTAGTTTGATTTTTGTGATTCATCAACTAAGCCTCTTAGTACTGGCTTTGAAAATTCTTTTAAATGTGTGATACCTGCTATTTTAATCTACTCCCATATTGTTATTTAAAGCATTTATATACGTATGCTTTATAGTCTCTAATTCCCGCAATTTCGTTTATATACGATAGGTATTCAACGAGAGAATTGAAACGTTCACGTTCTTGTATTGTTTTTGTTTTTATCCATTCAAATGGATTGCGATCTCTTTTAGAGATGTTGCATTTAGAACACATTGGAACGATGTTCTCTATTGTCGTACCCGCCTTCTCTACTTTAAGGGGTATAAAGTGATCGATGTGTTCGTATTCGTTATCGCATATACAACATTTATAATCAAAGAACTCTAGCACACCTTCTAATTGATTTTCAGTTAATGTGTCAGGGAGATTCTTTTTTCTGGCTCTTCTTCTGGACTCTATTAGAGCTAACTTTTCTCTATTGTTTATTCTATAAAGATATTCATGCTCTCTTAACCTATCTCTGTTTTTCTTACTCCAAATTCTTCTAGCCTTTAAATGCTCCCCGTTACTGTTAGCTCTCCTATTTTTGTTGTATATGTTAGTACATTCTTTACACCAACTTGCGACACCCGATGCTCTTGATTTGTCTTTATAGAAAAAAGCTATACCTTTAACTTCTTTGCATGTACTGCATTTTCTCATTCCTTCAGGTAGGAGACGAAACCCAGTCTTTACTTGATGTCTCTTTTTCTTAGGCTTAGGATTATTTTTTCTCCATTTAGCACTTTTCTTTTTTAGACACTCTTTGCACGCAGCGGTCTTTCCACTTTTAACAGCATTATTCGTATAGAAGCAATCTAATTCTTTGACTTCTAAACACTGCGTACATTTTTTAGTTTCCATTTTCTTATAATTTAACCCTTAATGTGAGAAACGAAGTGAATGTTTGGGTTAGCTGCTTTAAATTCAGCTGGTACTTCTACAGGAAGTTTAGCCTCGTAAACAGATCCTTCGATGATTACTGCGCCAGCAATGAAGTCTGACTCTCCATCATGGTCGTGATCTTCGTTGTAAATTGAGAATGTATCAAAACCTTCAACCGCTGTGAAAGGCTCGAACTTACCTGTTGTAGTGTTACGTGCAACTAACTGACCTAGTTCGATATATCCCGCTGGGAACTTAGTAGCGTCAAATGTCGCACCACCGTGAATGTACTGAACGTGTTCTGACGCTAAGATGTTCTTACCGCCTCTAAATTGGACTTCATTTTGTTTTAATGTGTAAGCCATTTAATTTTTATCTCCTTTGTAATCGCTTTCATAAAAGCGTAAAATATTTTAGGTAATCAAGTTTACTTGCGTAAGCGAGCAAACATCTCTCTGCCTAAATCTTCATTAGACTTAGGATCTGGCGAAATTGACTTCCCAAGACTTTGAGTAGCATCGCCAAAAGCGTTTTGTGTCGAAGTAACAAAATCTGATACAACTTGTTGTACCGCTTCATCTTCTTCTTTACCAGAATCAATTAAACTCTTTACGTAGAAAAAATACTTGTCGACATCTTCGCCAACAATTCCTTTACTATTTAGCTTAGATGAGATAGATTGCTTTTGTTCGTAAGCTAATCGTTCGTTCTCTAGTTCTGCAATCGTTTGTTGAGCCTTCTCTAATAGTTCTTTATAGTTTCCCTGCTCCTTAAGTCGTGCTTCTTCTAGTTCAGCTTCTTGCTTACGCTTCTCGCGCTCTAATCTATCTTTAACAATCTTATCTAATTGTTCTTGTGTAAATAGTTTCTCGTCTGTTTCAGTTTTAATATCTTCTGGGTTTTCCGCAGGTTTGTTACCGTTGTTTTCAACGTCTGTTTTGTGTTCGTCTGCGTTCTCGAACTCTTTGTTTTCTAAAGTCATTTAATACTCCTCCGTTTAAAGTCCGTTTGACTATATTATCCGTATAGTTTATTGACATCACGTTCGGTCAAGTTTTATTGTTCGTTCAACTCTCGTTCAAACTCTAATTCCCCTCGATTGACAACTGGGTCAACATCGTATGGAGAACGTGCAATAATGTCTGCCTCAATCTCTTCGTTAATAGCGTCATACAACTCGTCAGGACTTTTAACTCCTAATCGTTTCATAGCGCCTTTCTTAGATTCTAAGCCTAACTCTAACTCTTGTTTCAGAAGTGACACTAAGTCATGTCTATCGTCTGGTAACGGTAGTTGGAAACTCATCTCTGCTCTGAATTTGTCAATGCTATCTACGAGTTTCTTGTCGTACTTAAACTTGTTCCTAGATGATCTAGCTTGCAAGTATCTAACAGACTTCTCAAACAACTCACGTAAATCCTTCTCCCACATTAACCAATGCTCTTGTGTTTCTTGAATGATTTCTTGATAAAGCACTTGCAACGCCCTATCGTTCATACCACCGAAGTTAAGTTCGGTTGGTGTAATCTGTGGAAGTCCAGCTTGCTCATGCAATGCAGATTTAAGTCTGTTGTACTGGTCTTTGAAAGTCTCTTTGTACTTGAATGATGTTTCAACCGTTTCAACATCGGCTGGCATACCCTGTACTCCGTTTACTTTAAGTACTGCACCAGGCGCAATGTCTAACGACTGCCCTTCTTCCAAATCAGCGTTCTTAATGACTGTCATAGCGAACATTTCAAACTTGAGTGAGTCCGAAGCATCTTCCATCATCTCGTTAATTGTACGTGTAATGATTTTCATATCTTCAATATCCTCGAAGTAAGAACGTTCAGTAGCTAGAGTCTGAACATCAAAAATAACAACTGGAATAAAGTCGAAACCTAAGTTTACATTCTCTTGAATTGTCTTAATGACTTCTAACTGTTGATTATAGATATGCTCGTTCAAGTAGCAATATCCTGTATCTTCGTCTAAGTCAAAGCGTTGTACAACGTAGTTTACTAACTCTGGGTCGTTTGGATCTTCGATTACTTTAATAATGTCGCAACCAATGAAGTCCTCGAAACCATCATCAGAGTATCTTGGGAAAACTTCTGTTGCTTTATGCCAAATCCAATGTAACTTTCCTGTACGTTGGTTAAACGATAACTTACATGCAATTGATCCAGCGATAAGTCGCTCTCTCGCAACTTGCATTTTAATTGAATCCATTTCGTTATCTTCCCACAACTCGTACAGTAAATCTTCAATCTCTTTAGAGTGTTCTATTTGCTCTGTTGAATCGTCTGATGGAACAACGTTAATAGAGTGCTTACCAGCCATCTGCCATCTACTCTTACGCTTGATGAACGTCTTGAAGTGGTTTACCCAATATCTACTCGGAGGATAATCTCGACCTTCCCAACTATCATCGTCAGTTGCGTACATGTAAACGTTCAAGTCTTTGT